CTCCCTTGCATTGGTTAGAGCCGGTACGCCGATACCTCTAGCCGTCTAGACGGTGGGAATAGACCACAAAAATTTTTTCAAACGTTTGAAGTCTGTTTAATACTTTTAACCTTAAATTAAAATGGCTTTTCAATCTTCTGTGAACCCTGCGCAGCTTACGCGCCCGGGTCAATCTAATGCGACGGGTGATGCCCGCGCTCTCTACTTGAAGCTTTTCAGTGGAGAAATGTTCAAAGGATTCCAGCATAATGCTATCGCTCGGGATCTGGTTATGCGTCGTACGCTGACCAACGGTAAGTCTCTGCAGTTCATCTACACGGGTCACACCAAGGCTGAGTACCATACTCCTGGTAACAGCATCCTGGGTGATTCCAACGGTGCACCCCCGGTGGCCGAGAAGACCATCACGGTCGATGATCTGCTGATTTCCAGCGCATTTTTGTACGACCTTGATGAGACTCTTTCTCATTACGACATGCGTTCCGAGATCTCTCGTAAGATCGGCTACGCTCTTGCTCAAAAGTATGATCGTCTGATCTTCCGTGCCCTGACTCGTGGTGCACGTGCTGCTTCTCCGATCACTAAGACTAACTATGTTGAGCCCGGTGGTACTCAGATCCGTGTTGGTGCTACTACCAACGCTTCTGATGCCTATGATGCTCAGAAACTGACCACCGCTTTCTTCGATGCTGCTGCAGCTCTCGATGAGAAGGGTGTCAGCCAAGACGGACGTGTGGGGGTCCTCAACCCGCGTCAATACTATGCCCTGATTCAGGAAGTTGGCAACAACGGACTGATCAACCGTGACGAGCAAGGCGCTGCCCTGCAGTCCGGTCAAGGCATTGTGGAGATTGCTGGTATCAAGATCTACAAGTCCATGAACATTCCGTTCTTCTCTCAGTACGGTACCAAGTATGGTACTGGTTCTGCCACTAACCCCGGTATCACCGATCCTGGTAACACCGGTTCGTTCGTGTCTGAAGCTGTTGAAGATGCTGCTAACGATGTTACCGGTATCAACAACGAGTACGGTGAAGAAACCGAATTCGCTAACAGCTGTGGTCTCATCTTCCAACGCGAAGGTGCTGGCTGCGTGGAAGCTATCGCCCCTCAGGTGCAAGTCACCAGTGGCGACGTTTCTACCATCTACCAAGGTGACGTGATCTTGGGTCGTCTCGCCATGGGCGCTGACTACCTGAACCCCGCCGCCTGTGTGGAACTGTTTGCTGGTACTGCTACCAAGCCTGCCGCCTTCTGATTGCGGTTATACGGGAGCCTCTTCGGGGGCTCCTTTTTTTTAATTCTTTATTGAGAATAATACTCATTATCAATTATGCCTTACCTATCTACTGGCTCCACTGAGCTTAAAGCTGTTAATCAGATCCTGGCGTCAGTTGGTCAGGCTCCTGTTACCGCGTTGACAACTGAAGAAACCTTTGTTGTTAATGAAGTCAGTCGTTTTACCGGCTCTATTTCTGGCACCACTTTGACTACTGAAACTGCTAACATCCCTGTCGGTACTTACATCGGCGGAACTGGTGTTACTGATGGTACGTCTATTGCTGTTGCTGGTGTAGAAGCTAGTCCTGCTACTGACCCAGTTACGTATGAATACACTCTGAACATTTCTCAGACTGTAGCTGAACGTACTTTAACTCGTAGTGAGGTTACTACAAGAGTTGAAACTCAAACCAACCCGGACGTTGCGATTGCACTCAACACCCTGAGAGAAGTGTCACGTGAGGTACAGGCTGAAGGCTGGTCCTTCAATACAGAATACGATTATAAAATTACACCCGACAATAACAACGAAATTAAAATTGCAGAAGATGTTCTGCAGATGGATCTTAACCAGGGCTACCCTGAAAACATTGAAAAAGAAGCCATCTTCCGTGGTGGCAAACTCTACGACAAAAAGAAGCATTCTTATGAGTGGACAGCTGAGCATGTTTACGTAGATATTGTGTGGTACTTTACCTGGGAAAATATCCCTGCACCCATCCAGGCACATATTACAGCACGTGCTGCTGCTATTGTGTCTAGCCGTATTATCGGTGATCCTAACCAGTACCAAATTCTACAACAAAAAGAAGCTGTTACACGCTCACAGGCTATGGAGTACGAATGTAATCAAGGTGATTATACGTTCTTTGGATCCCCGCCAGCAGGTAACTTCTACCGTCCTTACAAGCCGTTCCATACCTTGCAACGCTAATGCCAGCAATTACCCAAGACATTCCTAATTTTCTGGGTGGTGTATCACGCCAGAATGATGACAAAAAATTACCCAACCAGGTGACTGAGTGCATTAACGGGTACCCTGATCCTACCTATGGTCTTCTTAAAAGACCGGGTATGGAGCATGTTAACGTGCTTAAAAAAGCAGATGGCACTGCATTTACTAAATCAGAATTAGCTGATGCTGCTTGGTTTTTTATTGACCGTGACAATGCTGGTTCATATGTTGGTGCAATTAAAGACGATGATATTTTTGTATGGACAAAAGAGGATGGTACCTTTTGTACAGTAACTAATAACGGAGCAGATTATTTAACTGGTACTAAGCAGTCTGATTACCACTTCCGTAGTGTGCAGGACGTTACAGTTATTACTAACAAGACTGTGACTACAGCTATGCAGGCTGATGGTACATTTACTGCTAATGCTGTAGGTACTTTAAAACTTAATTCTGTTACTAGCGGTCTTGATTATCAAGTTACTATTCAAGATATTACAACAACTGTAACTGCACAGTCTAGTACAACATTTGATGACATGCTTGTGTACGACTCAAGCGATGTTAACAATACCAATCACCTGGTAGATGCTATTAAGCAAACTATTGAAGCGCAGCATACCGCTAATAACGCTGACTTTGACGGTGTATGGTCTCTAGAAGCCTATACAAACAGCCTAGTTATTAAACGTAACGCAGGTACCAACGCTGTCGTTACAGACTACACAGTCCCTACTGGAGCTGCTACAGCGTTTACTCTTGAAGCTAAAGGTGGTTTAGGTAATGTCGGTATCGAAGCTTTTCAAGACAGTGTTGCAACTGCAGCAGATCTGCCTGTAGAGTCCTTTGATGGACATCACCTCAAAGTACGTAATACTAACTCAGCTGATGATGATTATTATCTTGAGTTTGATGCGTTTAACAATTCACGAGGTAAAGGTTATTGGAAAGAATCTAGAGCTAGAGATACTTCTCCTGGTCTAGATGCCGATACTATGCCACACCAGTTAGAAAACACTGGTGCAACTACGTTTACATTCGGACCAGTTACCTGGAAAGATAGACAAGTAGGAGATAGTAACAGTAACCCAGATCCATCTTTTATTGGCTACAAAATTACATCTAGTTTTTTCTACAACAGCCGGTTTGGTATGTTGTCAGAAGATAATGTGTTCTTTGGTGTAGCTAATGACTCTTTTAACTTCTTTGTTAAGTCAGCTCTTACACAAGTAGATTCAGATCCTATTGACCTAAACGTTGCTAGTATCCGTCCTGTTGTTCTAAATGATGTCCTACCTTCCCCGCAAGGTTTGATGCTGTTTAGTGCTCGTCAGCAGTTCCAAGTATATGCTGCCAGTGCGACTACCCTTACACCTAAAACAGCTGTGATTAGATCCATCTCAAACTATGAGATGTCGTCTAACATTTCACCTGTTGACATAGGCACTACTGCAGCATTTGTTAACACTGTTCCTGGTTACTCTAAACTATTTACACTTCAACTCCGTGAAATTGAGCAGAGCCCTCTGGTGGTAGACATTAGTAAGGTTGTGTTAGAGTGGATCCCTGATACTGTAGATTCTCTTACTGTCAGTCCACAAAACTCTGTTGTTATGTTGACAGACCGTGATACATCCTACATGTATCTTTATAGGTTCTACAACAACGGCGAGAGGGATCTATTCCAAGCATGGGTTAAATGGCAATTAGTTGGTACTATCCAAGCTGCAGATATTATTGATGATGATGTCCTTGTTGTTTCACAACATGAGGATCAATATACTCTTGGTAAAATCACACTTGACGAGATTCCTACAGGTGAAGTCGTAGCCACTACCAGTAGTATGGATGGTACACCTTGTCTTGATATGGCTACACGTCCTGTCAAACCAGCAACAGATGTTGAAGCAGTGGTGTATGACGAGACAAATGACATCACTAAAATCTACGTACCATATACACCTATTGACGATAAGGATGCTATAATGTACCTTGCTGTTCCTACAGCAGATGTAGATACAGACGCAGCACTTGATTCAGATGAAGGTTATTATGCAACGGCTTTAGAACGTACTGAAACTGGCACAAGTTACCGGTATTTTGAAGTTAAAGGTAACTTTACAGACTATGCTGATGGTATTATTGTAGGTTATGGTTACGATTTTGATGTAACACTTCCTAAGCTATACTACAGACCTGAAGCAGCTAAAACTGACTACACTGCTACGTTAACTATTTCTAGGGTTAAATTCTCCGTTGGTAGAACAGGTGCTATTCAATTTAAAGTGAAAGCAGATGGTGCTAATGAGTGGAAACCTGTAGAATCTACAACAGAAGGTGTTGGTTACCTTGCTGATACTAACCCTGTAAAGTCTGAACGACAATTTATTGTCCCCATCCATCGACGTAATACTAATTTTGAACTTAAAGTGACAAGTAATTTTCCATACCCTGTATCGTTGGTGTCAATGATGTGGGAAGGTAACTATTCCCCA